CAGATGATCCTGAAAGGATATTATTAGATACGGTTAAATTATTAACTGTTGTTGCCATAATTATATTTGTGTTCCTGTATTAATTTGGGAAGTTAATACAATTTGATTTTTCAAATTAACATTTTCTTCCCTTAGAGTATCAATTTCACTTTGTAAAGTATCTAATGATAAACCTAAATATTCTAAACTCCTAGTTGCTAAACCTAAATGTGATTGGTCTGAACCTGTTGGAGGTATTTCAAAAAATAATGAATCATACTCTTGAAAAAATTGACTAACAGTTTTATCTGGAGTAGTTATAATTCCTTTTGTTATTGCTGTTTTAGCTAACTGAGAGAAATTAGTATCTACAACATTATTAAAACCGTTTAGACTATAAATAGTTTTTTGTAGTTCTGACATTATTAAACTGTTTGTAATACTTTGAAATAATAATCATCATCAAAAATATAAGTACCACCATCAATGATAGACTTAATTTGTATTTTATAATAACGATCAGGTTCTAATCCATTCATATACATTCTGAAATAACTACTTGTTACATCAGCACTTAATTTAGTTGCTGAAGTATCAAAATCAACTATTTTTAGATTTGTATTTAAATCTATAATTGAATAGTATGAAGCAGTAGGTAATATTTTATTATAAGGATATAATGATGTTTGTGAGTAAATTCTAGCGGGATATTTCTCTCTAGCATATACTCTAAACTTCACATATTCAGTATCATAAAATGAACTTTTATTATTCGCGATAGCGATATTTATTTCTTCATTAGGTATAGTTACTGTTGAACCCGTGTTGAATGTACTATCATTCCATTTAAACTCCAAACATGGAGGGTAAATAGTGTTGGTATCTCTAGAAAAGAAATTAAATGTATATTTGTAATGAGGATCAAATTCAAATGAACCTGTACCAGTTGCTGAAGCAGATGTACTATTCATTATGATGAACCCGTTATTATTAATAACACTTCCTGTCCACCATCCAACAAACTTAGTTACATCTAAATTAATATCTTTAATTGAAAAGAAATCAAATGATTGAGTTACAGATGAGGTATAATAGTTACCTCCACCTGTGATAAATCCAAAGTAAGATGAAGTTACACCTGTTGGTAAACCTACTACTGTCCAAGGATTTGTTAAATCTGCTGTTCTATATTCCCAACTAGCTCCATCTGTAGTTTCAGGAATATTGTTAAAACGTCCTGTACCCATGTCCCAACTTTGGTACACAGGATGTGCTTCAATTTTAAAATTTAAAGGTATGCCGTCTACGTTAGCATTATATAATTTGAGAGATGCTGTGAAGTTAGCACCTGATTTTGATACTGCATCAGCAATATCATCATTATCAAATTTAATTAAAATACGGCTAGTAGAAGACGAAGGATACAGAAACGGAGCATTTTTAGATAAATCCAATATGGAATCTAATCCTGCGTTTAATTCTGCGTAATCTGTATAGATTGTTGTATCCTGTGAAGGAAATATTTTGTAAACACCCATTTATATTAGTATTATTCTAGTATAAATATGGAATGCTTATAGAGATTAAGCTAGTAAATGATGATATTCTTTAAAGTGCTTAATGCGATCAGCTAATCCAATAGTACCACCATTAACACGTTTTGTAATTTTAGTTACAACTGCGTCAGTAGCACCTTCATCAGCCATTTTATGTAATCCGTTTTTATTAAAGAACCATGCTGCTGATAATAATGCGTATTTGTCTGCTACTGATGTTGGATCTTTTGTTAGATCTTCATTAATAGATTTACCAAATGCTGTGTAATTATCTTTACCTGTTAATTGAATATAGCCACGACCACAGAACTTAGCACCTTCACCTGATGTTTCAGGACCATTACCCATTCTATTACCATATACTTTATTAGCAATTTTTTCAGGTTGTCTAGCATATGATGCTGCAGCGGCTTCAGTTGGGAAATATTTTTTAAATGTACCTGTTAAGCCTTTAGCACTATAGTTTAAATTTTCTTTAGTTAAACGGAATCCACCTGATTCGTGACCACATTGAGCTAAGAAATGAGCTAAACGTAGTGGAGTATTGATTTGGAATTTATCCATTACTCCTGGGATTTGATCAATTACTTTATCAGGAACGTGTCCTTTTAATTTGTTTAAGTCCATAGTTTAATTTTTAGTATGTTACAACGCGGCCATAAATATCTGAGTTAGGGTATCTTACTTCAAAGATCATTGGATCTAAAGATGGATAAACAACTCCTTGTTTTGTAGCAGCTGATATATCATAACTATATGGAGAGTAGTTACCTCCTGTTAAATTTAAAATTTCAACTTTAATCACTGATTGGACACCTTTAACAGCACCAATTAAGTTATAAATGTCTGAGTATATAATAGGTTGAGAAATTTGCCATTTAGAAATATCAAAATAATTTTTTAATTCATCAATACACTTAGTTAATACTTCTTGTGAGTTATACGCGGGTAGACATGAAATGTCAAAATTAACTTTAATATTAGTGTAATAAGCATCTTTAATTAAAACAGCATCACTCATCATTTTTTCATATGATAAGTATGTTTTTAAGTTTTGCTTAATTATATCATTAGCCTTAGTTAATTTACCATTTATATCATTTGATAAAATATAAACAGAAAGTGATAATGGATTATTAGTAATAAAGTTTTGTTTATCAGTATCATTTGCTACTAAATAATCTTGTGTTACATAAGCTTTACTTATATAACCATACTTAGATGGTAATGATAAAGTACGAACTAAATAGTCAGCCTTAGTTACATTTCTATTTTGAGTTGGGAAATTAGCTAATGCTTGTAAACGAATTTCTTCAGTTGTTTCACCAGGTCCACCTCCAGATGAAGGAGAAGGATTATTAAATCTAACAGATCCTTTAGAAATATTAACTGTTGTAGGATCTAAATTATAATCATTAATAGTAACAGTAACAACATCATTTAAATTAATATCGTCTGATGGTAAATTTGTTTCAATACCTCCACCCACTAGGTAAGTTACTGTTAAAGTAGTATTTGAAGGAGAAATACCATATTCATTTGTATATTGGAAGTTTGATGGGTCATAAGCCATATTCATTTTACTTATACCATCTACTAAACCTAAACCAACATTGTCAGGATTAGGTATAATTGTCTCATCAGGAACTGAAGTAACACCGCTACCAAATTCTAATACAAGTGTATTATCATCGTTAAATCGTGTTGTAAAACGTCTTTGAACCTTTTTTAAACGTAATAAAAAGCGAGCGCTATTATCACCACTATAATTAGGTTCAAACATAGGTAAATTTAATGATTCATCAAATATTGTATCTTGAGCTAAATAAGGTACTTCATTCCATGTATTATTATCACTGTCAGTTATACTAACTATTTCAATAATATTATCATCATTAATAGTAACAGTTGGAAATTGTTCTGGATTACCAAAAGTGAAAGTAGTAGTCTTAAGTTGTCCTGATATTGATTTTATTTGTTTTTTAAGCAAATAATATTGTGGATTTGTTGTTGAACTATAATATTGATATATGCTAAAATCTGTTGGATCAAAAGATGATGAAAACTTAAAGTTAACTGAATCTTGTGTCACAAAAGTTATTGTTGGGTTGGAATTTGATTTAACAATAGTATTTTTACCTACTGTTGCAGCGTATCTATAATCTGGGTTGTAGTTAGGAGCACCATCAGAAGGTATTAATTGAAATATATCTAATGTTACTGATGAAGTTGATGTTATTTTAGGTCTGTAACCTAAAGCATATGCTAAAGCAATAATGTTCTTTCTCTCTTGAGCATACAATAATAATGTTTCTTGTAATTGAGTGTCAGTATAGAATGATAAAACATCACCTACATAAGCAGCCATTTCCATAAACATATTACCAGGAGCAGATGGACTAAAGTCCATATAGTTGTTCTGAAAGTATGTTCTAGCATAGTTAATTAAATCTGACTTTAATGTGCTAAAGTCTTTATCAAAATATTTTATATCAGGTACGTTTGCCATTATTGTTTGGTTAAATCATTTGTTGATACATTTATTACTAAATTATCATCTTGGTTATTTATTGAATAGTCTAGTATTATATTTACTATATTTTCATCGGAAAACTTTTTAATAGCTATATTACGAATAATAATATTAGGTACATAAGCATATATTTCTTGTTCTAATGATGCTGCTATACCATCAAACGATGAATCCGGATTGAATAATGATGCTCTTAAGTCTCCACCAAATGTTGGATTAAATAAGCGTTCACCTTTATTAGTTAATATATAATTAATCAAGTTAGATTTAACTTGATCTTTAGTAGTAAATGTTTGATTAAAAACATTAGTACCATTATTGAAAAGAATACTAATTCCAATACCTCGTTTTTGTCCGACGTCTTGAGGATTAAGTGTATATGTAGGTCTTTTTAACATTAGATTTGTCCTTCTTGTTTCATTTTAGCCATTATGCCAGTAAAATCAGGCACAACATCAATTCTAACAGACTCAACACTACCTGCAGGTCTTGTATTAGCAAACATTTGGTTTACACTT